CCGACTGCGGCCTGAGTTTTTTAAGTGACGTAAAATCGTGTTGAGGCCAACGCCCATAATGCGGGCAGTTGCCCGGCATCCAACGCCATTCATGGCCATATCAATGATTTTCTGGTGCGTACCGGGTTGAGAAGCGGTGTAAGTGAACTGCAGTTGCCATGTTTTACGGCAGTGAGAGCAGAGATAGCGCTGATGTCCGGCGGTGCTTTTGCCGTTACGCACCACCCCGTCAGTAGCTGAACAGGAGGGACAGCTGATAGAAACAGAAGCCACTGGAGCACCTCAAAAACACCATCATACACTAAATCAGTAAGTTGGCAGCATCACCTGAAAACGCTTTGTGGATTTTACCCATTTCTTCGACTTTTGCAGCACGCAGTTGATCCATTACTTTGTCATAAGAGAATCCAGAAGAGTAGATACGATACCCTTTCAGAAACTTTTCATGCAGACGCTGAATATTGTCCAGTAAATAAGCGAATACTAGAGGTGAATCAATTCCATCACTAACTGCTTGGATACTTTCAATCAGAATATCTAGCTTCTGATCCTTATGGGTATCATCATTGAAACAAGCTATAAGGTTATCAAGATACTCTCTTTGCAAATTTTGTACATTTTCTGCAGCGAAGTGCGGTAATAGCTTGATAACTTCTTTTTTCAGAAAAACTAACTGACAAGTTGAGTTATCAAAGTAGGCCGCGGCCTCTTTTAGCAGGTTAACGAACTCGAGAATCTTCCGGTAGTTGCTGATGAAAACGGGGATATCTTCATCATCATTACGAAACTTTGTTTCTAGGATGAAGTAATTAGCTGGCTCAAGGCACTGATGCTTTGGAGCATTTAGCAATTTTTCATGGGTGGAAAACACAAGTCCCAGTCCACTCCGTGGTGACGTCACACGTAGGATGATCGTGTTACCTGGAGCGATAGTGCCTGTATCAATAGAAAGACCATATTCACGAGGATCATCAAGCAAAGTATCAACCAGATCACAATCGGACTGATCTAAGAGCAACAGCGAACCGACACGAAACCCCTCTTGGAATTCCATACGACGATACAGATCTGTCAGCATCTCAAATGAAATCGCCACGATTAAACCTCAGTCATCCACATTTCCCTAAATTCTTCAGGTACATTACGTAGGGTGATAATATTTGTTTCCGGATCATAATCAATATAGCCTTCAGTTTTCCCTTCCCGGTCAAACTTAAGTTCCCAATATTTAGACTTGCCTTTAAAAGATACCAGAGCCCGAATGACTCGACCATCAGGAACGAAGCCATCCGATAACTCCAACTCTTCAGCAGCAAGTTTACCAGATAACTCCTCGGGAGCCTGGGGCCAAATGGCATTAACAAGGGTTTCAAGACTAAGTGGTTCACCAGCCTTACTTAGTGCATGTAAGTGTTCAAACGCACTCTTAAGAAATGCATCTTTTTCAGCGCCGTCAAGTCCTTTCTCTGCCGCAAATGCTTTTAAAACGTCACGTAACTTTTCAGACTCTCGTTTGGCGATTAAGACATCATTACAGCCGAGGAACTGTTTAAAATAGTTTGAAACATTACCTTGCCCCTTAAGAAAACTGATATAGCGCTCTGCGCCACTTTCCCACGCGGTTAAGTCAATGCGCCCAGCCATACGCAGCTTAGCAATATCAAGATAGGTACTATCTTGGATGTTAAAATCATCTGTGACAGTGGATCCAATGGTAGCGCTTACAATAGCTATCAACAGGTGTTCATTGTGTCCTATCACGATATTTGCAAAAAGAACATAACCACCAGTAGCCATGTTTTCTCGCTGAGAACGTTCCGTCAGGTGATGCATCATTCGGCAGGAACTTTGGTAGAAATCATCAACACCTTCGAGAAAGTCCCCAGCCATTCGTTCCATAGGATAGTTATCCGTATCGCCTTCAAAATAGCCATAACCTTTACCTGTGCGTCCTGCATATTTTGCACAAATATCGTTTATAAGGCGCTGGGAGGCTTCAGTAACTAGACCTTCTTCAGGACTCAATCTCTCAGAAGCGTCTCCATTTTGTTGTTTGTCTAAAATGTGAACTACAACGTGTTTAACTTCAATGGTCTGCTCAGACATTAGCTATCCACCTTATTTTTTATTGCTTAATGGCAAATAATTTCTGCTATATGTTCTCGTTAGGAACACATTAACCCACATTTTTTAACCGCTCAATCGTTGCGGATAATTCCTTCAGTTGTTTTTCCATCTCAATCACACGCTGTTTTTCTTCAGCGCCTCGCATGAGATCTCGCCGAACCTCAGGATCTAACTGGTTTAGAAGTTCAAGCATTTTAAGGTCTGACGGGCTGAATTGATGTTGTGTTGGTACAGCAACAATTTCTTTAGATGGAATATGTTCTTTACCGGTAAGTAGCCAATCGATCGATACACCCAAATGGGTGCTTAGCGCAACAAGAGCCTCTGCGTTTGGTTCTCTCTCTCCACGCAAATAGTTTTGAAGTGAGCGATATGGAATTTTTGATAAGTTAGATAATGCCTTTATTGTCATGCCATTAGCATCCATCACTTCACGCAATCTCTCTTTTGTACTCATTTGAACATATCTCAATTTGACACACTCATTTGGGTGTGTACAATAGACCCAATAGAGTACATCATAACCTAACAGGAACACGGTGCATATGAACAAACAACAAGTTCGGGCACGGCTGGTTGAACGAGGCAGTAGCTTGCGCCAGTTCGCGCTTAACGCGGGCTATGAACCACGAACAGTCACCCAGGCAGTCAGTCGCTGGGCTGGTAAAAGTGAACTACCTCGCGGTCGTTTGACTTATCGGATTTTGCGAGATCTATCGGTTGCAATAGGTAAAGAAGTTACCCCCGGTATCCTTAAGGAGGCGTCATGAATAAACCAAATACATCAAGCTCAGGTACCCGTATTTTGCGCGTTCTTAAGGCCTTACGTGGCCACGCTTTGAACGGTGTTTCTAACGGGGAACTAGCGGTTGCACTGCACGAATCACCGGCAAACATCAACCGGGCACTTAACACGCTCATTGAAGAAGGGTTGGCTCTGAAACTAGAAAACGGGCGTTTCGCACCAGGCATCCAGTTGCTGCAGATCGCCATGGCCCACAGTAACGAGATGGCACGTGCACAGGATCGCATTAACGAAATCAACCAACGTGTTATTTCAGGTAGTCGTTTGTAAGGAGTAATCAATGGGACGCACCAAATCACCGGTTAGCACTGAACTGAACGTCGAGGTACCGCTGTCGGATGATCTCAATGTCAGTCTAAACGCCATGACACAGCATCGCATGGAAATCATGCAACAGTTCGGCGATGGTCTGCCCTATGAGCGCGATCGTGTTGTCCATGAGGCACGCTTTTATATGGCACAGAGCGCTGAGGCCATGCTGGAGGCAGGTAAGCGGCTGATAATCCTTAAGGAAAATGAACCACACGGGGAGTTTATAAAGATTCTTGAAAGTGAGTTGGGGCTGGCATACCGGACATCTGTGAGAATGATGCAAGCATCGACAAAATACTTATCCCCGGCGCTGAAACCAAATGTGCCAACGTTGGCACATTTGGGAAAAGCCAAACTTTTCGAATTAATGACAGAAGACGACGAAGAGCTTGCCGAACTGGCCGACGGCGGCACAGTTGCCGGCCTGACGCTTGACGACGTTGATCGCATGTCAGTACGTGAATTGCGTCAGGCCCTGCGCGAAGCGCGCGAAACCAACGCAGCACAACAGCGCGTACTCGCTGACAAAAATGAAAAAATAGACTCACTCTCCACCAGACTGGAGAAGAAATCCCGTATTCAGCCGCCTGAGCCTGATGAAGAGGTTAAGAAGCTGCGGGCGGAAGTGACAGCATTAGCGGTTGAGGCGGAATCTGCTATCGCCGTTCGACTGTCCAGCGCTTTTGAGACGCTGTGCGCATATTGTGCTGAAAACATGATTGATACCCCCAGAGACTTCATGGCAGGCCTGGTCTGTCAACTGGAAAGCACAGCGCGTAGCCTGCGCTCCACATTTGACCTGCCGGATGAGCCAACAGGCAATGCCGCGCCTTCATGGCTGACTGAGCCGACGCCACAGATTAACGGGCTGGAGGCATAACCAATGAATGCTGCCCTGACTGAACGACTGGTTTATGTCGCCCGCGCGGCACGTGACGCGGGGCATGGTAAACGCGGTGCAATATACGACGCTGCCTGTGCTGAACTTGGCATGTCCCGCGCCACTCTGCTGCGCAGGCTGAAGGAGGTCTCTGTGACTGATAAACGCAAAAAACGCGCTGATGCCGGACGCAGCGCCCTGACCCGCGACGAAGCCGCGCTGATATCTGCCACACTGCGTGAGGCCACCCGCAAGAACGGTAAGCGTCTCTATTCCATCGCGGATGCAGTGGAAACCCTGCGGGCTAACGGCTTTATCTCCGCAGGCAGAACAGATGAAACCACCGGTGAGTTTTTCCCGTTGTCCGAAGATGCCATCAGTCGTGCCCTGCGTAACTATGGCCTGCACCCGGAACAACTGGATGCTCCTGCGCCGCATACCGAAGTGGCCAGTCTGCATCCCAATCATGTCTGGCAGATTGATGCCTCGCTCTGCACGCTTTACTACCTGAGCAATGGACACAAAGGGCTGCAGGTGATGGACAGCGCGAAGTTCTACAAGAACAAACCCGCTAACCTTGCCCGTATCGCCAGTGACCGCGTGTGGAGTTACGAGATTACCGACCATGCCAGCGGCTGGATTTACGTTGAGTATGTGACGGGTGCGGAATCCGGTGAGAACCTGTGTTCTGTGCTTATCAACGCCATGCAGGAGCGTGGCGGCGCAGACGTGCTGCACGGCGTGCCAAAAATACTCTATCTCGACCCCGGTTCGGCAAACACCGCGGGTATGACGAAAAACATGTGCCGCTCACTGGGCATTGACCTGATAGCGCACAAGCCGCATAACGCCCGCGCCACCGGACAGGTGGAAAAGGCGCGTGACATTATCGAACGCAAGCTGGAGCCGGGTCTGAAGTTCCGGCCGGTTCACAGTCTGGAAGAACTCAACGCGCTGGCCGCGAAATGGCGCAGCCACTTTAACGCCACGGCTGTTCACAGCCGCCACGGTAAAACCCGCACGGATATCTGGCTGAAGATTACTGCTGAGCAGCTGAAAAAAGCGCCTTCCGTTGAGGTATGTCGTGAACTGGCTGTGGCGGCACCAGAACTCCGCAAAGTCACGCCAAAACTTCGTGTCTCGTTCCGGGGCACTGAATTTGACGTATCAACGGTACCGGGCGTACTGGTCGGTGAAAAACTGATGATTACCCGTAACCCGTGGCGCAGCGATGTGGCACAGGTGGTTCTGACCGGTGAGGACGGCCACGAGACGTTCTTCCTGGTCGAAGAGGTCAGAAAGAACGAGTTTGGCTTTGCTGAAGGCGCGGCGGTATTTGGCGAAAGTTACAAAGCCCTGCCGGAAACCCCGGCGCAGATGGCGGCAAAAGAAACCGAAGCGCTGGTCACCGGTACAGACAACGCCGCAGATGCAGCTGCCGCACGCAAGGCGAAGGCGCTGCCGTTCGGCGGGCGGCTTGACCCGTATAAACATATTGATGACGCCACACTTCCGGCCTATATGCCGAAGCGAGGTCAGGCCTCTGACGTACGCGGACCGCGCACTGAACAGCGTCCCATGACTCATGTGGAGGCCGCGAAAGCCCTGCGCGGGAAGTTCAGCGCCAACGGCCTTACCTGGACGCCGGAACATTACCGCCAGTTAACGGCACAGTACCCGGACGGCGTACCGGAAGCCGCACTGGATGAAGTCATGGCCACGCTGACCACGCCGGCCCGCAGCAGTGTTATCAGCATTGTTAACGGCAACTGAGGAGGAAAACATGCTGGTACTGAAGCAGCAACTGAAAGAGGCCCGTATTTCACAGGCGGTGGTGGCGAGAGCTGTCGATGTTTCTGAGGCCACGCTGGCCCAGATTGTGAATCATAACGCGTGGCCCCGCACCAGCCCCGGAGAAGTGCGCCGGCGTCTTGCGTCCTGGCTGGAAAGTCAGGGGATTGATACAGCGAAGAGTTTTGATGCTGTACAGGGCGCGGCCACGCCCCGTACATCGGGTACCACAGATAAAACGAGCCTCAGTGAGGAAGAGAATATGTTACTCAAAAAACAGGTGTTATTTCCAGCAACCAAAAAAGCGTTTGGTCTTTTCCGTGACCCGTTCGCCGACGAAGCCATGCAGGGTTCTGATGATGTGTTCACCACCCCGGACATTCGCTACGTGCGTGAGGCGTTGTACCAGACAGCACGTCATGGTGGGTTTATGGCCGTCATCGGTGAGTCCGGTGCGGGTAAATCCACGCTGCGCCGTGACCTGACTGAACGTATCAACCGCGAGAATGCGCCAGTGATTGTTATCGAGCCATACATCATCGCTATGGAAGACAACGATGTGAAAGGGAAAACTCTGAAGGCAGCAGCGATTGCCGAAGCCATTATCAGTACCATCGCACCACTGGAAAGCATCAGACGCAGTCAGGACGCCCGCTTTCGCCAGTTGCATCGCGTCCTGAAAGACAGCAGCCAGGCGGGGTTCAGCCACGTTCTGGTGATTGAGGAGGCCCACAGTCTGCCCATTCCGACACTGAAACACCTCAAACGCTTTTTTGAGCTGGAGTCCGGTTTCAAAAAACTGCTGTCCATCGTGCTAATTGGTCAGCCGGAACTGGCGACAAAACTGTCTGAACGCAATATGGAAGTCCGTGAAGTCGTTCAGCGCTGTGAGGTGGTCGAACTTCTGCCTCTGGACAATAACCTTGAAGAATTTCTGACGTTCAAACTGCAACGGGCCGGTAAACAACTGACGGACATTATGGACGCCAGCGCAGTGGATGCCATACGTGCCCGCCTGAGCAATCCGGGAAGTCATCGTAAAAATATGGTCAGCCTGCTGTATCCGCTGGCCGTCAGTAACCTGGTAATAGCCGCCATGAATCTGGCTGCTGAAATCGGGGTTCCACAGGTCAACGCTGACGTTGTCAAAGGGGTTTAATAATGAAATCCACCACAGGTATCAACCAGCAAATCAGCAAAGTGCAGTCAGCCATTATGGCGCTTAAGGCGACGAACACGGATGTACAAAGCATCACCATCAGGGGGAACAAACCTGTCATCCGCGTTTCCCGGAGTGCGCATTGCATGCGCATGCTTGAGCAGGGAAAGGCCTGTTATCTGTATACCGGACATGACCACAGGGGATATTTCCGTCAGGGCGTTTTCGAACTGCACGGCTGTCGCGTCGTGTGGCCGGAATCTTTGTGGTAATCAGCACAACCGGAGAAATCATAAAAAATGGCAAAAAGTACAAAAGGTGCAAAACGTATCAAGGCCGCAGCAGCACTCTGGGTGCCGGGGACACGTGAAGAGGTCATTGAGGGCATCAGACTGCTCGGTGACGCACACCGTGAACTGGTCAGGGCTGAAACAGAAATGAATGACGCCATTGGCGATATCACCGCACGTTATGCCCCGCTCACCGAGAGCCTGAAAAAACGCATGGCCGAACTGCAGTCCGGTATTCAGACATGGTGTGAGGCACACCGTGATGAACTGACCGGCAACGGGAAGGTGAAGTTCGCTAACCTCACCACCGGCGAGGTGCAGTGGCGAAACCGTCCGCCATCAGTCAGTATCCGTGGGGCGGATAATGTTATTGAATTACTGAGACGTCTGGGGCTTGAGCGCTTTATCCGTGTAAAGGAGGAAATAAATAAAGACGCTATCCTGAATGAAAAGGACGCCGTGAAAAATATTCCCGGTATTACCATAAAAAGTGATATTGAGGATTTTTCAATAATTCCTTTTGAGCAGGATGTGCAGTAAACACACCACGTTAATTATTTAATAAAAACATTTTCTTTTTTATTCCGGCGTCAGCGCCGTGGGCTTCTGCACGCCGGAAACAGAGGAGAATTAAATTATGATATTTAAATGTATTCAGTGCGAGAGGGATATAACAGCCCTGCGTTTTCACAGCGCCATCGCCGTGATGTCCGGTAAATACCACATCCCTGCGGTACGCGTCACCCTGGTCTGCCCGTACTGCAGCCAGCATTTTTCGGCAGACGTGCCCGTCATGGAATTCTCCCGCCCTGACAGGGAGGACTCGCAATGATTACCCCACAGGAAGCACGACAGCGCACCCGAACCCTTGTTGAACACTATGTCAACGAGTGTGAATGCCGCGACCTCACCGATGTGAAGCACGTCCTGACGGCGCTAATCAGCATGACCGCTCAGGCCATTGTGGCGACCAACGGAAAGGCGGCTGCCCTGCAGGTACTGGTGAACACACTAACCCACACGGCAGCGCATGAGGTGCCGTACCGGATGGAAACCACTGCAGAAGGCGGTCTGCACATCACCGTCAGCCGGAATCACTGAGGGCGCAGCATGACACGGTACACCATACTCACCCGCACCGCCCTCTACCGTCTGGCCCTGCAGCGTTTCGGGCCGGACGCACAGGCCCTGAAACTGACAGAAGAGGCCGCTGAACTGGCAGCCTGTGCTGCCCGCAACCTGAACGGACAGGGCAGTGAAAGTGACCTCGCGGCAGAGCTGGCAGACGTGGAAATCATGACAGAGCAGTTGCGCCTTCAGGGGATGGACCGGCTGATTGACTTCCACAAACAGAAAAAACTGGAACGCCTTGCCGCACGGCTGGGCGTCATGTACACCGGAGATACTGAACAATGACAGACTTGGATAAACACATTGAAAAACTGAAAAAGTTGCTGGCGCTGGCAGCATCCGGCAACCCGTATGAGGCTGCTCTGGCACTGCGCCGCGCCCGTAAACTGATGGATGTTCACGGCATCACACATTCCGACATTGCCATGAGTGATATTGATGAAACCATCAGTCATTACTGGCCGACAGGCAGTCTCCGTCCACCGCGCTACATGCTGGGCCTGATGAACATCATCCGCGAGGCATTTGGTGTTAACTCCATAATTCACCCCGGCACATATCCGGGTGTGGGGTTCTACGGCAACCGGGAACGGGCCGCACTGGCTGCGTACACCTGGGAAGTGCTGGCCCGCCAGCTGAAAAAGGCGCGTCAGCAGTATATCAGCGCACAGAACAAAAGAATAAAAACTGCCACCCGTACCAGCCGTGGTGACCAGTTTGCTGAAGGCTGGGTGCTGGCCGTTATCAGTGAAATACAGTCCTTCGCCCTGACCGATGACGAACGTGAACTGATGCAGCAGTGGCTGGAACATAAATACCCGCAGACGCAAACCACCAGGGCGCGTAAACCGGGAAGAAGCCGCAATGGCGACGCCTCGCGCTATGCGGGGTTTCGTGAAGGGCAGAACGTCAGACTGCACCGCCCGGTCAGTGGGCAGGAACAACAGAAACTGGAGGCCAGATGATTACGCTATCAGGTAACAGCCGGAAATTAAAAGCCTGCCGAATATCTGCCAGATACCTTTTTGCCCGCGCCTTTTTTAAGAACGTAAGGCCGGGGATCACAATTGGTGTTATTGCCGGACGCGAACAGGTTGAAAAATACATGTCAGGTGCATGGTGGAATAACGACCCTGTCATTGCTGCCCGTAATATTCATATCAGTTGGGGGGATATTCAGAATGACGGCTGAATCTGTTGTATGTGCCCTGTTCTGGTATTGTTTTGTCGGTTGGTGTACTGCTGAACTGCACCGCCGTTCAGGGTTTTATTCACGTTACAGTGGTGCCGGCTACTGGATTAGCTGGTCGGTGATGTTCCTGTGCTGGCCTGTGGCGCTTCCTTTATATGTCGATTATATCGGTGGCGCAGGTAAAAGGAGCAACGATGATGACTAAACAACGTCTTATCCAGCTCATTCATATTGCCCGTAATGAACTGGGTATGGATGAAGACACCTACCGCCAGATGTTACAGGGGCTGACCGGTAAAGCCTCAACCAAAGGAATGGATACCACACAACTAAACTGCGTGCTGGAATCCATGAAAAGGAAAGGCTTTCGCGTTAAGCCTGCCAGAAAAGCCAGCTCCGGTTTACCGCTGGATAACCATCCGCAGTCCAGGAAAATCCGTGCGCTATGGCTTGAAATGGCTGCTGCCGGCATTGTTCGTGACCGTTCAGAAAATGCATTAGCGCGGTGGATCAAGCGGGAAACGGGCATCAGCGCCCTGCGCTGGCTCAATACTGAACAGGCAAGCAGTGTTATTGAGAAACTGAAGAAGTGGCAGCACAGAGCTGCGGGAGTAAAACATGAGCGACCTGAATCAGTTTCGAAGTAAAGGGCCGGAACTCCTGGTGGAACTGGCACAGCATACCTCTGAGACCGTTCGCGAGATTATTGATATTGAGCCCGCAATTGCCGACCAGATTGGTCAGGCCGTCGCGAACCGCATGATGCAGGTCTGGGGCGGGCAAAACGTTTATTTCCCGATGGGCATGGTATGGAAGGTCAGTCAGCGCGACCGGGAAATCTTCAGGGAGTTTAACGGACGTAACCACCATGAACTGGCCCGCAAATTTGGTGTTTCGCTTCAGTGGGTCTACAGCGTGGTTAAGCGGGTAAGAAAAGAAGAACTGGATCGGATGCAGGGCAAGCTATTTGCTGATGAACCCGATGTAGATACGGAGAAAAAAGAGTAATATCTGCAATCAGGCTGGAGCGAGTTCTGTTTTTTTCGGGCCGGTCTGATTTTCACATACTGTAAGGTTATTGCATATTCCTCCTGGTCTCTTCCCATTTTGACCCAGTTCTTCCCATAAATATCTCACTTATTCCCTGTCATTTATCTCAAGTCTAATCAACTGAGGCATTTTTCAGGGCTTTGCCGACACCTTCTTCGTTCTTGTAGGCCGCGGCGGTATCAATCGAGCGATAACCCACTTCTAACGCTTTTTGAATGGCGGTGATTACTTCCTCATTACTTGCTTGCCAGACGCCCAGTCCCAGCTGGGGCATGACATTGCCATCCTGTAGCTTAATAACGGTTGGATTAGCCAT